CCAATAGTGAGCCGTTGTGTACGGAAGTTCAAAATACTTTCCCATTGCTCGTGCTGTTATATATCCTTTATCGTAGTATGCTTCAAATATAATTAACTTTATTCTATCTTCAATCGTGTTTCTGTAAATTTCGATACATGATTTTTCAAGTTGGTATTTTTGTTCCTGTGCTATTTTAGATATTAAATCAGAATCATCGTTTGTTTCGTTTGAATGGCTTTCTAAGGCGGTTACTAAGTCGTCTTTATTGCTTTGTGATGTATTCCAAAGGATTTGTTTTTTAATAGTGTTTAAAAGGTAGCTTTTGATTTCGTTTTCCGTGTTTATATTCGGGTTTAACTTAACTAAATATAGATAGGAATTGTTTATAACAGTATCGGCACTTATTGGGCTACTCATTCGAACCAAAAAATAATTAGTGTATTTTCTGATTTCAGGATAATTCGTGTTAATGTATTTGTCAAGAATTGCTTTCAAACCATTGGATAAAATCTTTGAACCACACGCGACGCCTGACATTTGAACAGAAACACTCATTCTCTTTTTTACCCGTTTTTAGTTCCTTAATTTTCTTCAGCTTATTTAGACTGACTTTCGAATACTTAACAACGTCCTGTGATAACGATATTTCGTTTATTACTTCGCGCTCAATTTGTTCAAACATATTTCCAAGGAATAAGCAATTAAAGCCGCCATGCATGACATAAAAAAGCTGCCCGTATAAATTAAAGATGTCCAAAACGACCAACATTTCCAGCAACCTAAACTCGAATGAATATAATCAGAAAGGTGCGAAATATTAATCTGTTTAAATATAAAATCAAAAAGCAGCTGCAAGGGTTCGAAATTAACAAACCACCAAGCAACTGCTATAATAAAAAGTAACTCCATATTCTTAATTTGCGACTAAGTTATGCAATTTTCTTTTATAGTTCAACAAACGACCTAATCCACATGAACAAAGTTCCAAACGGTCATTATATTTTTGCGCTAAATTAGGCAAATAACCTTTGTTTGCTAACTTAATAAAATCGCTTAATGTTCTAAGGCGTGTTTGCATTCCTAAAATCATATCGTTAAGTTCTTCAATACGCTCTTTAATTAATTCAGCGTCTAATTCAGCTCCCGTTCCTGTGCAACTCATGCATTCGTAATCCACTACATCCTGTAAATAAGGAATTTCTGTATCGTTGTGTTCTATTGTTATAGTTCCCCAACCGTTACATTCTTGGCAATCTTTTGTTAAATTTTTCATAATTCGTGTTTTTAATTGTTTATGCAAATATACTAAAAAGAATAACACTACAAATAAAAAAGCGGAATTTTTTACGTTCCGCCTTAAATTTAATTTTTTAAGAACGCTCCAAGCCTTTCAATCGTTCGTGAACTTATATTTGTGTTATAGTTTAGGAACTTGAATAATATAGGTTGGTTAATCTTAACTAACTTGGAAAACGCATTTAAACTTAGTTCGTGTTTCGCTAAGTAATCAATTATCATTTTCCTTGTAAGCTGGTTTATATTGCTTAAAATTTGTGCTTCTCTCATTTTCCGTTTAAAAAATCATCAAAATCTTTATTACCATAGCTTGGTTTTTCACTTTGTGTTTGTTCCGTTGGCTTAAAGTCATTTACAAAGATTTTAAAATCAGGTTGTTTTTCTTCTTTTTTGTAGTTATTAACCCACATTGAATATTTAACATCGTTAATTGTAAAGTTTATTACTTCGCCTTTTTGCGTTTGATTTTTCCACGCTCCGGTACTCCATTTTTTTTCTTCCATTTTATTTATATATTTCAGTTACTAACTCGGTTATTTTTTCTGCGTCTTTACGAACTTTTGCTTGTCGTTCATCACTAAACGGCGAATGCCATCTTTCATCTGAAACCGAATCAAAGTTTAAATAGGTAATAATCGCCTGAATTAATTGTTCTTTTGTTTCCATTTTAATTATATTTTATTGGGTTTATACTTTGAAGCCACATTTTTAAGACTTCAATTTTACTTTTTATGCTTGTTTTACTCATCTTTGTTGTTGTTTTTCTTTTATTTTTTCTTCAAATGTTTTATAAACTTTTGATTCGACTTCTTGACCTTTTTTGCTTTCTAAGATTCTTTGTATAAAAACATTTCCTATTGCTTTTAAGATTATATTATATATAAATAATCCTATAACTACATTTATTATTACTTCTAAATTCATCTTTTCTCAGCATATAAACGAACAAACCTTTCTTGACTGCAACAAAACTCTGTTATCGTGTTTCTGTCGTTTTGTCTAAGTGTTTCATACCACATCATGTTTCTTTTCATGTCTTTAATTTGTACGATTTGGTCAGGGCGTGTCGTATTGTAATACTTTCCCATGATTTTTAATTCTTTTATTTCCATTTTACTTTTTATTTAAAGGTTAATTAATAATTCGTTGTAATATTCTCTACATTCTTCAACTCGTTGTTTAATCTTTTCGATTACTTCTTCGTCTTTTACTATTTTAAACACTTTTAAACGCTTTTCTTTTGGTATATGGTCAAAGTTATGTTTCGCTTGTACAAAGTCTCTTAAATCTAAACTTTCATCAATTAGGTTTTGTTTCCAATGTTCTCGCCTTACTTCGTCTTCAACTATCTGAAATGGTGTATTAATTAGGCAATAGCATAAAAGTGATTCGGTTTTTCCTGTTAGCCACATATACCCTTGCAATTGATAATAATAATCTTTGTTTGGGCATTCTGTTTCAAAAAACGGGAACGTAGTTACACCCCATGAAGATTTTACATCAATTAACATTTGATTCGTGTTTACGTCTGGTGTTCCTGTTACCCAATCGTTACTAAAAAATTCATCGTTTTTACAAATTGATTTAATACCTAATAAATCCTTTACTAATTTAATTGATTCGGGTTCAACCTCATTGCCTTTGTCAGTGTACCTACTCCAAAACTCTTTACGGATTCCGAATTTTTCATCAATTACAAGTTCCTGAATGTAGGTTTTGCAAGTCTTAGATAGAACCTCACCTTTTGTTTTAGATGAGGTCATTATTTTTCCTATTTGTGAGGAGCGAATTTTCATATCAGTAATAATGCTTTTTGTTGAACTTCATTTAATTCGAACTTCGCTTGTAGTTCTTCAACAGTAAATTCGTTTGCTCTTATTGCTTCAATAGCTTTTACAAATCGTTCACCTTGTATCGTTGGTTTCTTTTCCGTCTTTACGGGTTCTTCCTTTTTGTTGTCTTTTGAGTCAGGGTCTGATTCAGTTTCATCAATTAAGAACAAACCATTTAAAGCGTATTTACGTGCGTAGCTTGAAGCTGTGCCTGTACATTGTTCGCTTGACATTCCTTTATGTTCTCCAAGTTCCGCCCAACCGTAAATTTCTACAATATCCGTTCCGTCTTTTAAAGTTGCCGTTGCTCTTAAAAATAGCTTACTACCTACTTCGATAATCGTATCGGACAAAACTAAAGTTGATTCGTGTTTGTGTAAAATAGGTTTTACCGATTCTAAAATTTGTTCAGCACTTCGATATTTAAATCCTCCGAACTTATTTAAACTTCCCTTTGGACATTTTAATTCTGCCTGAATTTGCAATAACTTTTTCATAATATAAATTTTAATTGTTTGACAAATATAACTATTCTTTTTAATATAACAATGAATAAATGTTAAAATTTATGATAAATTTCTTTTGCTTGTAAATATGCGTTTCGCGCTTCTTCTTCAGTATTAAAATAACCTAATCCGATTGTTTTTTTATTAAATTTTATTTGAGATTTCCATTTATTTTGTCTTTTATACCAATAATAACCTTTTGCATTTATTTGATTCCATTGATTTTGCTGATTAGTTACAGGTCTTAAATTGCAAATTCTGTTATCATCACGTATTCCATTAATATGGTCAAGTTGCTCAACACATTCTTTATAAACCCAATACCAAGCAAAATGATGAGCTAAAAGATGATTATTTTTTTTATTTATTGTAATACATATATCTAAATATCCATTATTGTGTTTTATTTTTGATATTTTACCATATCGATTATAAATAAATCCAGTTTCACTATTATAAGTAAATCCTCTTTCAATAGCAAGTTTACATCTTTCTTCTCGTGTCATAATTTTAGTTTTAATTGTTTGGTCAAATATAGTTATTCTTTTTAATATAGCTCTAATTGTTTAATTTTTAATTTATAAATGTTAATTATATCCTTTAATTCTTCCTTTGTAAACTTCCGTGTTTGCTTACTTTCAGCTTCTAAATTGTTAAATCTTTCAATGCCTATTTTTGAAATAAGTCGCGTTCTATACTCCAGAAGATTGCCAGATAAAAACTGATTACACGTAATGCAAGAGCTATGTACGTTATCTTCATTAAATCGAACATTGTAATGGTTGTTAGCATTCCAAAAATGCGAAGCGTTTACACGTCCTGTAATTAGTTTATCGCAGCTTATACAAGGTAACCCCTTATCTCGTAGGTTTATCCATTTATTAAACACCTGTTGGGTTAATTTAAGGTAGTCACTCAAAGTCATTAAATCCAGCTTTGCTTTTGCTTTCGTCTTTTGCCAAGTTTTCTCTTTTACATCAGCTACAAAAACACGTAAACACTCATCGTTTAAGCAATATTTCTGCAGGAACTTAATAGGCTCAAACTTTTCTTTGCAGTTACGGCATCTCATTTTGTTCGTTTTTTTCTATTACTATATCCATACAATATTTAAAACCTTTAACAAATTCGTGGTCTAAGTCGTTATTAAATATTAAACACAACCTATCGTATTGAAAAGTTAATTCAACTTCAATTGATATTGGTTCTGTAATTGGTTCTAATGGTTTACAAGGTGGCATCTTTAAAATTTAATTGGTTTTGTAAATCCTTTACTTTAAACTTTTCCTCCATGAGTAACTTTTCAAGCCTGAAACTTTGTTGAACGGCTGCCCGGAATTCCTTTTCCATTGTTGAATAAACTAAACTTATTTCTTGAAGGTCTACTAAGGTGCGTTCCATTGAATTTATAATGTCAAGTCTATTCGGGTGGTTCTTCTTTATATCCTCTAAGCTAATTTTAACTTTTAAAAAAGTAGTTTGTATTGATACTTTTGCGCTTATTATATTTAATTCGTCCATTTGTTCGTGTTTTTGTAAGTTATATTATTTATCCCGTTTTATCCCGCCTAACTTTTAAAACCTGATAAATTTGTTAAGGTAGTTAAGGTTGTTAATATAGTTAGAACGGTGTATCTCCTTTACTTTGATTCATTTTTTCTGAAAACGAGCGTATTTCTTTTCCTTTAACAATATCTACTTGTTGAAGTGGCAATTCTTTAGGTTTTGTTGGTTCGTGTTTTCTTTGAGCGTAAACCTTGTTACCAAATTTATCTAACATATAATATTGATATCTTTGAGTGTCTAAATATAGCTTATAAATTCCATTTTTTGAAACTCCTTTTGGTTTACTTTTCGCAACCTTTAAATTTACTTCATTTTCTTTTGCTCCAGTTCCATCACTTAAAGCTAAATCAGTTGGAGGTCTCCAAGGTATTAAAACACTTAAACCTTTTCTAAACCATACTTGACCACCTGCGAAATCACGAGCGCTCGGTATAGGAAAATAACTTATATCAGTTCCTGCAATCGTTTTAGCGTGTACCATTGGTTGGTCACGAACATGGTTTATAATGCAGTTATGTCGGTTTGTTTTTCGTGCGTTTTTTCGTGCCAGTCCTAAAATTCGGCTCAGGTATTTATCTTCACGTCCTAAATCTGACATAATGTAGTTTTCAGTTAGTTCATTCCAAGGGTCAATTGTTGTCGTGTGAATAGTTATTTCGTTTTTACGTTCAATCTCATCTACCATTGTATAAAATTGTTCAAGTGTTAAATCCTCATCTATTGGGTCTATTACAATAAAATGATCATCAATAAACATTTGCGCTCTTACTAATTCAGCGTTATTCATTCCGTATTCACCTTCTGTATAAGGTTTTCCAATGTACTTATAACAAAGTTCTGCGTAAATTTCTGCAGCACTACCCGTTTCAGGTGAAAAAACTACGTGATTCCATTTATGTAAACACGAAAGGTTAATTAAAAACTCAAACCATAATTCCGTTTTACCACTTGCAGGAGCAGCGCCTATATAAGTCGTGCAACCCTCTTTTATTGTATAAGGTAATAAATCCCAATCCCAACCGATTGATTTACCCTTAACTTGCTTTTCGTGTCTAATAGTAAATAATTCTTCGTTTAATTCGTTTAGTCTTTTATACATAGCTTAATCAATTACTGTTCTGGGTTGTTGTGTTTCGTGTTTCTTTAAAAATGGAAGCGTGTTATTTAATTTGGACTTCCAATTTACTATTTTTTTATCATTACCATCTTTCCAATCATTTACTATCCAACTATCGTATTTAAGTTTTATTTCTTGTTGAATAACATTTGGAACTTGACTAACTGCATAAGCTAAAAATTCAGATAACTCAGGTATATATATTTCTTCTTTTAATTCTTTTCCTTCTTGTTTGTTTTCGTTTGCTTTATTATTTGGTTTCCTATTTGGCTTACTATCTGCTTTACCATCACATTGATATTCTTTATAGTTAACTATTGATATTAAGGTAGTTACGTTCGTTTTTTGCCTTACTACTTGATTATCATTTTCAAGCATTAAAATAAAGCGTTCGACTTTACCTCTTGACCATTTCCAGCGCTTTGCTAAACTATCTAAATCGTATCCAATTTGACCAGTTTTTACCTCAACTCGAATTCCCCTTTTAAAGAAATAGTTATCTGAATGATTAGCAATTAATAACATATCAATCCAAGCCATTGACCTATTAAATGGCTCGGAAAAGTATAGCGGATTTTCCGTTATCTTTCTATGAAGTTTTATCCAACCGCTCATTTTAAAATGGATTTTTATCGTACCTGTAATGAAAATGCAAATTACCATTAGCGTAAACAGAAGCAATTACCAGGTGAAAATAACACGAATCAGATTTAATTACTTTTTCTATTTCTTTTGAAGTAATAACAACTTTTTCAAAATTTGCTAATTCAGAAAATGTAATACCATTTTCAATAGCTAAATGTAAGTTTGTAATAATTAATTTTTTCATTTTAAAAAATTTAGTAAATAAAAAAGCCTCTCAAAATCCTGCGCGTCTGACTTCGCATTCATTTAAAAGGCTAATAACTTCTTTAGGTTCTATAATGTCAGACGGAACCGTTTACAAATATACTAATTATTTTTTAATCACACTCAAAATTTTTATAATAATTATTTGATATATTAACTTTTATTTTCCACCGCTTTAATTTACGGTAGTCAATCTTTTGCTTAGGGTTTTCTATTATGAAAATCATAACTCTATTATTTTATAACCCCATTCAAGGTATTTATCTAATGTATCAAGTTCATCTTCTTTACCAGTGTAATCATAACCAAGCTCCCTTAAATAACCATCTCCATTATTAAAACAATACCACCAAAAACCACCTAATGGTTCAACTAAATCCTCTAACCAAATTTTATATTTTTTCATAGTTTTTCTATTTCTTGTTTAACGTCCAGCAGCCATTGATGAGCAATACTGCCCTCGTTAATATATAAGCCGTTTCTAATATCAATCATTTCATCTACTGCAATCAAAGCACATTTTTTAGCTATCACACTACAAAGTATTTCATTGCCGCATTCAGTATCTTCATTCATTAAAATGATTCGGTAGCTATCCACTAAGCTAATTGCTTTGTCTTTTGGAGTCATAGCTTTTCAATTTCGGTTACTACTTCCTTC